TAAAGGCTCAAAAGCTTTTTCATATTTCTCGGTTGTAACTAAAAACTGGTTTATTCATAAGATCAAGAGAACAAAGAAGCGCCTTAGAACAGAGGTGTTTATGGAGGATATTCTAAATGAGTTGGACGAAGATTTAATTTCAGACGAACCAACCTATTATGAGAAGCGATCAGAGATAGAGTTTTGGAGATCTCTTAATACAGAGATCGATACTTGGGATTCTTTTATGATCAAAGAAAACGAGAAAAAAGTTCTTATGGCTGTTCGTATTCTTTTAGACTCTGCTGAACAAATAGAAATTTTCAACAAAAAGGCTATTTACTTATACCTTCGCGAACTTACTGGATTGAATACCAAACAGGTAGTCAATAATCTTAATAAACTTCGTAAGAGATATAGGACGTTTAAAGTAAAATGGGAAAACAGCGAGATTTAAGTTTAGAGACTTATATAGAGAAAACAACAACTAACATTGAAGAGGATCGGGCTATGGCTAAATCATTACTGATAGATGTTATGACCGATATGAAAGCCTCTACCGCCGATAGAAGAGAGATGGGACCTATCGCGGCTAAGTATGTAGAAAACCTTCAAAGGTCCAACGAGCAGCTTGTAAAGCTTGCCGCCATCCTTCAAAGACAAAAGACAAATCAAGTAGGTCTCACAGAAGACGACAAAGAACAGCTGTTTGATATTCTAAACGAGAATAAAGAATGACAGTAACCTTTAAAGACATAGTAGAAAACTATGGGGTATTGAATGATCTTTCTCCACCAGACGGGTTATCTGGAAATAGGAGAACCTTATCTCCAACCGATGCTCTTTCAGCAGTTCTAGAACAAGCATATACTCCAAATGCAATGGACGGTAAATCTGAATTTACCGGCATTGTTATGGCAACCCTACCAACAACACAACCTACGTTTACATCTTTTCGCGAAAATATTAAATACTTAGATTCTTTATCTTTTAATCAGGAAGAGTCGAACGATCTTAAAGAACTATTCTTTACTTATAAGGTGTACATTCCAGAAATTGATCCTAGAAATATTATTGAACCCAATGGAAAGAAAAGCAATGGTCTGACTTTTAGTCAAAGAATAAATACATTGCCAACTGCTGTCCTCGCTGTAAGCGATGGATTATCCGAGGCTAATCAGGCAATCGTCCCTGGAACACTGGTGGATATTAGATTTGCAAATGAGAAAAGATTTTTAAATCCTAAAATTGTTAGAATTGGAGGAAAAGCTTTTAACATAAATTATGAACAAGGAACTGCTGCCGCGGCCTTTGGTTCCAATGGACCAATAACATTATTAGGACCAAACGGACTTGCTCCACCCGATACCGCCCGCCGCCGAGGGCAAGATAAAGCAATTGCTTTAAAGAATCTAAGAAAGCAAATATTTGAGTCTGTAGGAGACGAAACGCTCACCGCCCCTTCTGGAGCACAGTTTTCTTCCAAAACTGCCCGAGGTGGCTTGGATGGACCCTTAGCTAAAAAGGTTAATTCCTCTTGGGAGAATAATGCAATCTTAGCTAAATCTGTGCAACAACGATTAAAGACTGAGTTTAAGACCCAGATTAATGGGATGTTAGAAAGATTAGGAATGCCAGAGAAAACATTTAATAGAATTCTTAGTAAAGAAAGCGGAACCTTTGATCCTTATGCTATCAACAATAATACGGGGGCCACGGGACTAATACAGTTTATGCCTAAAACAGCTACAGGCTTAGATACAACAGTAGAAAACTTACTTACGATGGGACCTGAGAAGCAACTTGAATTTGTTGAAAAATACTTTTCAAACCTAAAAGGGAATAGAAATATTTCCCCGGCCGATCAAGGAGTAGATTGGTACTTCTTAGTTTTTTATCCTGCGGCTATAGGAAAAGACCCTGGTTATATTATTGGTGGTGAAGACCCCGCTGCAGCCGCAGCCGTTAACCCTGGATACCGCGATAACAGAAATCAACAACGATATATCACTCGCCGCAGCGTTATAGAAGCTTGGAAAAGACAGTAAGTAGGATAAGACAAATATGACAACAAAAAGAAAATCATATTCCGCAATAAATACAAATCCGGAAAGTGCCCAACTTAAAAGCGAGTTAGAAGGCGCCTCTCCCGCTGAACAAGCTGATATTCATGGAGTGGGTTCTAAGGAAACAAAAAACTTTGATGCTGCTAATATCATTGTCGCTTCAAATGAAAAGTTAATAAAAAAAGGAAACTCTTCAATTCGCCTAGGCAAGGATAGAAATTCAAACTTATACTCGGGCGCAGGAGGTAAAGGGCATAGCCACTGTGCAGCAATAGATATAGTTGCTGGCCATTACGGATTCATGGCCCGCGAACGCGACAACCGCGGAAGAAAATTATATGTACATCCAGATTTTACAATGGATGCTGCAAGAATTTATGTTAGTCAAAAGTCAGATATCGATAGTTATTTGAGAATTAACCGCCCTAAGGGCGGTGGTTCCACTTCCGATGCGAAAGGGTACTACAAATCCACAGTAGCTCTCAAGGCTGATACTATTAGAGTTGTTGCTCGTGAAAGTATACGACTAGTAACTCGTACTGATGACTTGGACTCCCAAGGGGGACAGCTATCAAATGCCGACAAGAGTGGATATGGGATTGATTTGATAGCTTGTAATGATCCGGAGGAACTTCAGCCAATGGTAAAGGGAGATAACTTGGTTGATTGTTTAAATGCTATGCTACAGGTTGTAGAAAATGTTTCAACAATATTAGACAACTTTATTTCATATCAGCAGGAATTGAATAGAGATATTATGAGTCACACTCATATGTCCCCCTTCTATGGAACGGAGACAGCCCCAGACTTTAAACAGGTTATGATGGCAGGCGTAGAAAATGCAATCAATGTTGCACTGAATTGTCAAGTTCCGATGATTGCCGACATACCGTTAAACAATGTATCAGTCGTAAATGATTATTTGGATAACTCTGGTGTCGCCGGCGAAAAGTATATCTTAAGCTTATATAACAGGACAAACTAATGGCAATCCCACAAATAGCGTCTATATCACTTGATAGTAATATAAACAGGGCGATCCCTGGTGTGCCTTTCATACACAGAATCAATTCTGTGCCATATTATTATGTAAAGGTTGTGATTAGGGAGCCAACAGCTACGTTTAACTCAAGTGAAGAAACAAATCAAAAGTATATTAGTAAAGCAACAGATTACTTTTTAGAACACTTTTTTCCTGAGTATTACCCACTTGTGGTAAACATCAATAATTCAAGCTACTCGGAAAACAGACAGGATTATGAAGATTTAAGAGAAACAATATATAACTCTATATCTTTTATTAAAAAACAACCCGCTAGACCAAGAGTAAGAATATACAAGCTTTCGTTAGGAACTAATCTTGCTAGGATTACTCCATATGATTTACGCGTAGAATATGAAACTGAAGGCAAATTGCCCAGTATCGAAGAAGCCTTAGAATTTTATAATAATGAGAGAGGATCTGGAACCACCGATACCTCAACAAGCTTTGAGTTTGTTAATTATCCTAGTGAGATAGATAAATTAAAAGGAGCAATTAGTAGCTTTACGACCGCACTATCTACATTTCAAGGTATTATACCGCCGTCTATTGATATTAATAGCCTAGGTTTATCAACCAATAGAGTTATTAATAAGCTTTTAGATGTAGTATATGAAAGTATAGATTTTAAGCATGAGGAAAGTAATTTTTTTGATACTGACTATGTGACAATGTATTTTGATGATGTTCCCTCGGATAAGATGAGGATTGTAAGGATAGAGTATTTTATACTGAATGTCACAAGATCAGAAACCGAAGTTGCAACGATAGGCTTTATAACTAATTCTAAGTATAATCCCCTATTTAAGGATCCGCTAGCTCTTAATACTTTAAAAAATTACAAAGAGTTAATCCGGTCATCCCAAAGAACATCAGGCTTAACACAGCAATTTCCCTTATTTGGAACAGAAGAAAGCCCGGGCGCCCTAGATATGCTTGGGTTAGGAGGTACTCTAACTGGCTCTGCTCCTTTAATTGGAGACATTCCCGGGTCTCTCACCCCAGGTAACAATATTTTTGGCAACAGATCCTCAGACGACTTGATTGATGTAAATAATTACGATCAACTACAAAATACATTTTCAACTATTCTTACTCAAGAAGAATTAAGAAAAGAATTAGAGTCAGCAGAAAATGAAGCAGTAAAGAAAAATATTTTACAAGCGGAAAAAGCTAAAAAACTAAATGCTGGTATTCAAATACTTGATAACATCGATGATGTTTTAAATTTTAATATACCATTAGCCGGCCCAAACAAAACAAAGGAACAAAAAGCTATAAATCAGATTCTAAATCAATTTGGAATACAAGCGCTTGTAAAAGAGGCAATTATTTGTCTCACTTTGGGTCTAGGTGCCACTGCATCGAGAATCACACAGTCAGTTAGAAACTCTATAGTACAGAACGCCTCCTCACTCCAGAGTGAGCCCACACCTCCTTCAGAGGATTTAGAAATTGAGAGACCTACATTAGGCGAACAATTGAGTGTTGACTTTCCTTTCTCTGTTACTGGCAGCCCTCCAATTGGAAAGCAGATTGCCAACATTGTTCTAGGCGCCGTCGCAAACGCAGCTTTTGAGATCATCAAGTCTTTGGTAGAACTAATACAGTTTAACTGTAATTCTATGCTAAGGGGAGCAGGACAAATTCCAATTGATGTAGGAGATATCTTACGAAAGGAGAATGATAAGGCAGCACTTAGTTTTCCAAATCTTGAAGAACTTCTTCGAGCCGAATTTGGTTCGGATGGCTTAGAACTAGAACAAGTCTATACATACTTCTCTGATGTATCGGAAATTTTAGATCCGATTGAGGTCTGTAGGCTTTTAAATTCACAGACAGAAGTTGAACAAGTTACTTATGATAATATTCTTCAATACAACCAAGGATATTCATTAGAGCAAATTAGAAATAACATAAATTCTATTAGTGCTATTAACGGTTATTTTGCAAGAATGTCGCAATACGTTGATACGGTTTCAATATGTAACGATATTATCAATAATAGGGTCGTTCGCGTAATTGAAAACTGTAACATATGTTTGGACGAAGATTTCTTTGACTCAAATCCGGCATTAGATGAGTTGATAAACATTTCTGAAAATGGAATACAGATTCTCCCCCCAGAGATTGATTTTCTGTGCCCTGATTCACCGAACTATCTTGAAAACCCAATTGCAAACAGGATTCTTCCAAATCTTTTTGATACAGTATTGGACACAACCAAGATTTATATGGCTGGATCGCTAGAAGCCGCGCGCACATCTTTATTGGATCCAACAGTTGTTAATGAGATGAACTCTGATTTGTCCGGCGCCTTGGAATCTTTGAATATTGAAGCTCCGGCAGTAGAGATGGATCCTGGCGCGCTTAGTTTCATTACAGATATGTTTGAGTTCTTTGATGGGATTACTGATGACGTTGTGGAAGGAATTGAGGGACAAGCTTGTGCCGACATAGATAATGCTAAAATACAAAACATTATTGATAATGTAGGAATTGTGATTGAGGCTATACAAACCGGCTTAAACGAAGTACCTGGGGTCATCGAAGAAGTTAACGACAAGATAACTTCAATCCAAGATAATAACTCCACCGGCGGCGGCGCACACGTTGAATATGTATTTCCAGAAGCATTTAAGAGCAGATTTCAAAATGCAATCCAGCCTCCCACATATAATCCTATAGGATCAAATGGCGTTGAGGGAGCCCCAGCAGCAGGCTCAATTTATGAAACTGCATACAGCGGCATCTCTGCGGCACAAATGGACATAAGACTCTTATTTTCGGGTGAAGTTGGGACTCCTGGCGCCCAAGAGTTAGTTTTACAATATCCAAAGTGGTCTGCTAACTCTACATCTTACCTAAATCTATCCTATAATCTCACAGCTGTAGATTCTAGTCTAGTAGGGAATGTCACGGATCTGGTTCCATCGCAATACTCTGAGTTGCCTATAAGCCAAACATATCAAGATTTTGAAATAAATCCATATATTTATCGCTTTTTAGAACCAGTGTTATTAGCACAAGGATCCCTGCTGGATGCAGGAACTATAAAAGATGTAGTTGGAGAAACATATAGCCTAACATATGGTTCCGTCTACAATAATATATTTCAGTATATTCTAAATAACGGAGCATTTAGTGCCGATAAAATTAATAATTTAAAATTCTTTAAAGACAACGATCTTTGTGATCCACCAAATGTAGGAGACTTGTTTGATTCCGCGGGAATCCTAGATCAGATGAAAAAAGAGTTCGCCGCGGCGGCTTGCTATGACGAAGGTTCAGCGCAAGACAAAGCTAGAAATACGCTTTATTATGGACTCATGCTGATGCTTATACAAGCAATAATAGATGAATTTATAATTAAAAACATTGTTGTTTTCTCAGCATTTAAGATGTCTTCCCTAACGGAACTGCCACTCTTTAGAGAATTTATGGTTAATGAAATCGTGGGCTCGTTCCAGAGCGCTCGACTGGATGGTGACTCAATCTTAGAGAGGGAATTATACAATTACTTCCAAAGAGTCTCTGTAAGAGGCTCAACTGCCAATAATGGAGGCATCGCACACACTTATCCTCCATATGAAATACCAGCTGGATTCGAGAATGATCCAGATACTCAAGTAGCTAATTTTCCATTAGGAAACAATTATGAGCCTTTAATACGCTTTTTGGTAGAAGAAAGACTCAACTATACTTGGGATAACGGACAAAGAACTACTCTAGGCGCCATAAATAAAATTATTGATCCAAAGAACGAAAACAAATCATTTGACGATGTGTTTTTTAATTCAATTATTTATATAGAGTCTTACAATGAAGGCACCGATAGTCCATTTACATTGGCGCCGTCGCCCCTTGGTCTTGGGATAGGGTGGAGAGGAATCCCTCAGGGAATATCGGGCTCTCCCATACTTTTGGGAATACCAGAAGGCACAATGTTCTTCTACCTTCCTGATTTAGATCAGAATTCTTCATCGATGTCTGCTGCGACCCAATATATTAAGCAATCGCCACAATATCAAATTTTCAAGAATCAAGTATTTAATCAAGATGCGATAATGCTTGGGGCTATATTATATAACACATATTTAACAGAATTGTTTTTCTCAGACATAACAGATGCTTTTAGGAATACTAAGAGAGCGATCATCAACTTTATGAATATGACTGACGCGTCGACGAGACCGCCTGTTCCTGATGGTCCAAATAACAACTTTAATAATTCTCTTGCCAATAATGGACAGCAGAATATGGACTCACTAGCCAGAGAAATTTTCTTAAAGTTCTTAGTAGAGACTCCAATTCAAATTCTCAAGGGGTTGGTAGAATTAATAGATCCTCACATTGCAATTTCAAAGATTGTCAAGACTTTTACAGGGAAGGCATTCACAAAAGTTTCTCAAGCATTCCAAACATCTATAGATGCACAGCCAGATGAATCACCTATTAAGGCTGCTGGTATTTCCGGCGAAGACCTTCTTGCTTTATTATTCTGCTTATACAACATTGGAAATGAAGCTGGGTCCGGAGCGTTGGGACCTGCAGCCGGTCCAGAAGGTGCCGGTAATGCCGATAGTCCGTTATTTGGTCCAAGAATTTCGCTTGACGGAGTTGATTTTAAGGGAACAGTCGCGGGAATGTTTATGGCACCCCCATCTCCTCTAGGAATTCTATACTTGTTGATAGAACTTCTTAAGGTTAAGATTGAGGAAGACCAACCGGAGACAACGAATGTCGACGCGACGGATTCTCCACCATCAGAGGAGTGCTAAAAATAAATTACTCAACTAGTTAAAAACGGAGGATAATTTTATGGCTTCGGGACTTGCTCCAAGATTACCATTAGTTTTTGATAATGTCTTTGGTCCTTATGGGCTGATCACAGACTTCGAAGGATTAGCAAAGCAAAACTTAAAGATGCTGATTTTAACTGCTCCCGGGGAAAGAATGATGCATCCGCAGTTTGGAGTAGGACTAAAGAAATACTTATTTGAACAGAATAACGGCTCGACATATTCAGATATAGAAAGCAATATAAGAAAGCAAGCTAAAAGATATTTACCTTTCATTGGTATTAGAAGAATTGATTTCACAGTTCCGGAAAATAACCCTGACCTATTCCCGAATAATTTAGTTGTTTCAATATTTTTTACAATTATTCCTCTACAAACTAATACTGTTTTAAATGTAGAAGTCAATAACAATATTAATTAGTTAAAAAGGTAATCACATATGTCAAAAAAGAATGTTGCAATCAATTATACTAATAGAGATTTTGAATCAATTCGTCAAGATCTAGAGGATTTTGCTAAAAGATATTATCCGGATACCTATAAAGACTTCAATAGAGCCTCCTTTGGTTCTCTAATGTTGGACACAGTTTCCTATGTTGGAGACATTTTATCCTATTACCTAGACTATCAGATGAATGAGACATTCTTAGATAGTGCAATTGAGTATAACAATGTTGTGAAGCTAGCCAGACAGCTTGGTTATAAACTTCAAACAAGCCCTTCCTCGTATGGTCGATTAACCTTCTATGTCGAAGTCCCAGCATCTTCATTGGGATTAGGTCCCGACAATTCCTTGATACCTGTTTTGCAAGCTGGCTCTACTTTTTCTTCTACCGGTGGCGGTTTTTACACACTCTTAGGGGATGTGGATTTTAGTAGCGAGGGAAATCAGGTAGTGGTAGGCTCTGCCGATTCGGTAACAGGAGTTCCTCTTACATACGTTATTAGAGCTACGGGCACGGCTGTTTCTGGTCGCGGCGGAAATGAAACAATCTCGGTCGGTGGATTCCAGAGATTTAGAAGAGTCCCATTGGGTATATCAAACATAACAGATGTAATTAAAGTAACTGACACAGAGGGCAATGAATATTTTGAAGTTGACCATCTTTCCCAGAATACTATTTATAAAGCGATCAGAAATACTACTACGACTCGCTCAACAGTCCCTAATTTGCTCAAAGCTGTACCAGTATCTAGAAGATTCACAGTAGAGACAATAGATAATCAAACATTTTTGCAATTTGGATACGGATCGGACAGCGACACACTTCAAAATCCAGTTGTCGATCCCTCAGAGGTGGTTCTGGATCTTAATGGGCGCTCTTACACAACAGATACTAACTTTGATCCAACAAAATTGATAGATACTGACAAGTTTGGGGTGGGTCCATCAAACACTTCCTTAAATATTCAATACCGTTTCAATACTACATCAGATGTTAATGCCGCAGTAGATACAATTACGCTCGTGGGATCTGCAAATTTTAGATTTGGCAATCAAGGAAGTTTATCTCTCGCAAATAGAAACTCTGTTGTTAACTCTCTGGAAGTTACAAATGAAGAACAATTTGTTGGCAGCGTAGCATTACCTTCATCCGAAGAGATTCGACAAAGAGCATTTAGTTATTTTGCGACACAGAACAGGGCTGTTACAGCACAAGACTATCAGGCAATTTGCTACGGTATGCCAGCCAAGTTTGGAATGATAAAACGCATCGCAATTACCAAAGACGCAGACGAGTTTAAGAGAAATGTTAATATTTATACACTCTCGGAAAATAGTTCTGGAAAACTTACTGTTGCCAACACTACTCTTAAAAACAACTTAAAGAATTGGATTACCCAATATAAGATGATATCTGACACAGTAGATATTCTAGATGCTCAAATTGTTAATTACGACATTAGTTATGAGATCTTAATAGATATTAACGCCAACAGATTTGATGTTATTAATAGTTGTAATGAAAAATTAACTTCTAAACTTGCAATGAAACAAGATATTGGAGAGCCAATAAAAATAACTGATATCTATCGAGAACTACAAAAAGTAAATGGAGTAGTTGATGTGACCTCAGTTGACATCGGTCTTAAATCAGGCGGCATCTACTCAGAGTCCAATTATGATTTTGATGCTGCACTCTCATCTGATGGACGAATGATAGAAGCGCAGCCTAACGTTGTGTTTGAATTAAAATATCCAAACATTGATATTAAGGGAGCTATTAGATAATGGCGATTCTCAGATATACTGCTAGCGCAGATAATACGATTACAAATGCTTATGAAGCCAATCTTGTAACTAGAGGTTCTGGCTCGAACATGGGTTATGCCGATTCTTTAGAAGTGTTTTCTATTTATGGACAGGACTCGGGATCAAACGGACAATCACAAGAACTATCTAGAATCTTGATTGAGTTTCCGGTTTCTAAGGTTTCTACCGATCGAACGGCAGGTACAATACCGGCATCTGGTTCAGTTTCATTCTTTTTAAAAATGTTCAACGCAGAACATCCCTTTACTTTACCACAAGACTTTAACTTAGTTGTTGCTCCAATCTCGCAGTCTTGGAATGAAGGCACCGGTCTTGATATGGATGAGTATCAAGATCTTGGAACATCCAACTGGATTAAAACTAATAGCAGCACATCTTGGNCTAGTGTTGGTGGCGATTACTTATCTCAAGACAACTATAATGTTAGATTTGAGAAAGGGTATGAGAATCTAGAGTTAGATGTTACTACTGTTGTAGAGAACTGGATTACTGGCGCCACTGGCGGTGAATACAACAACTATGGATTCGGCATTCGTTTAACAGCATCACAGGAAGCTTATTTTTCATCTTCTTTGGGAACAAACTCTGGTTCTATAATCCAGAATACTGTCGGGGCAACTCAATCATATTACACAAAGAAGTTCTTTGCCCGATCGAGTGAGTTCTTTTTTAAGCGTCCTGTTTTGGAAGCGCGCTGGGACGCGCGTGTCCAAGACGACAGAGAGAACTTTCACTTCTCTTCTTCCCGCGCTCCGGCAGAATTTAACTTAAATAGCCTGTATTTCTACAACTATGTAAGAGGTGGATTAAGAAACCTTCCATCAGTGGGAACTGGTAGCGTTTTCGTATCTTTCTACTCAAGTTCTTTTGGGACACCAACCGGTTCAGCAATCGCATTATCAGCAGGGGGAAGCACGGTCTCTGCCGGCGATACAAACGCTACGGCAAGTTATGTGAGTCCTGGCATCTATTCTTGTGATGTGGCTCTTACGGCGGC